TTCCATAACAGAGCACACTCCCATCAAATATTTAAGATAGGTATAAATCAATACAATTTTATGCCATATAAAAGGTATAGTGACAATTATCGCTCCAAAAATCCAGCTGAAAAAATTAGATTCACCCACGGTTACCATAGGTCGAGATTGAATGGTTTCAGCGCACATGCTTTCTGGTAAATTACAGCATGAGCAAAATCGTGTTTCTACTGTCTGTCTCATACTATTTTTTATCTTCTTCTGCTCCTGTTCAAAAGCAATAACTGTATCACGCAACCAAGTGAAGAATTCGCGTTGATTAACATCCTTAAGCACAATCTCCATAGATGCTAATTGTCGCAATTCAGCTTTTGTATGCATTGGTTTACATACTACCTTACGAACAGTAAAAGTCCAAAGATCAGGAAAACCACTAGGTTCCACTAAGTTAGCGTCTAGAACACCACGATCTGATAAATATTCTGGTTTGACTTTTGGCTCCACAATATATGGGAATCTACGTTGGACAGCTGAAGGTACAGCGAAAAAACAGTATGCATTAAAATCCATCACATTTGTCGTTGCTATAACATTCTTTACACGCAAAGGAGTTCTACCCTTCATCTCAAGTTCCGCTTGATTAGGACAAAATGCGGCATTATTCATAACTTGAATAATTTCATTCACTGATTTAGGATCTTTAAGATCAGGATTTTCCGAGGCTATATCATCTAGGATCAACGTATGAACACTAGATACGAAACCACTCCAAAAATCATCAACTGGATTGCGAGTATAAAAGTATTCATCTTTAACAGGTAGATTGCGAACTCGACATAAAAAAGTTGAAATCATTTTTGTCAGTGATGTTTTGCCCATACCAGGTGGAGAAAAAATCGCTATTCCAAATGGAGCATCTCGGTTCTTCCTGCCTTCCTTTTTTGTTGTTAGGTCAGCATGCATAAGTCTCATAGTCGCAAGTTTCATTCGAATGGCTTCTTTTTCAAATTTAGTCAAATGTGTAGAATGTTTACTTACCGAACTAAGTTTTTCTATAACATCATCAAGATCCGAACGAAATTCACATTCTGTAAACCCATTGGCTTCTGGATTAGCTAGTAATTTCTCTTTATATTGTAAATCGGCACATTTATCAAAAAGTTTTTGATATTCTGCTTCACTGTGGAACATAGTCGAAACATCGCCAGTTTTATATACTTGAAAACCTCTCTCCATAAGGAAAAGCATAGTATCAATAGCAATCATAAAGAAATCGCTCTTACTAGAAAATTTTCTTCTTTTCGCAGCTTGTTCGACTTTTGTATAACCAAATGTATCCATTGTAACACCAACTTTATCAAGAAGAGAAAAACTAAGGATGAACATCATACACCTTTGTAATTTATCTGTTAAAACAGATTCTCGGATACCCTTCGCTTTCTCAAAAGCATGGCGCATAGAGCGAACACCTTCCTCAAAAGATTGTGTACTATCAGGTGTAGATAACATTTGCTTAACAAATGGAAGATATTGTTCGCAAACTATATCCAATACCATACCATGATGACGCATTTTTGCAAAAGCCATAAAACCAAAAATGATTTGGTCAATGCGCATTTGATCTTTCCGCAGAGGGGCATTAGCAATTAAAACAAAGAACGTGCAATCTTCAATAAGCTTACCAAGATATTGAATAAATCCAATTTGATCCTCCACTGAAAACCATCGACACATATACCGGAATAGCTTATCCGTCTCAGTTGATTGTCTATAGATTAGACGATATTGAAAAGTATATCCATTAATTTCGTGGATTTTCCTCAATTTTTTTACACAGATGTCACAAAGACAATTATGTTCAATACAGATTATATTGTTTGTTGGAACATCATAATGATTATCAAACATTCTAAATGTGCAATAAAATAGCCAATACAATAGTAGGACACATCGTGATCGTAAAGGTTTCACAACTTCATCTTCTTTCGGTATATAAGGGCATGATTGCATATTTTTGTCCACTGGACAACTCTGAAGTGATAAAGGAACTTCTTCTGGCTCAAATTCACCAAAGTTTCTTATATCATCATCCATATCGTTAATTTTTTCCATTAAGCATTTTTCAATTGGATGACTCTGTAGTGATTGTGGAATTTCCTCTGGTTCAAATTCTCCGTATGCATAATCTTCTGATAATGTTAATAAGTCAAAATTCTCAATTTCCTGCATAAGAGTTTTATGAAGAAGATCTTCACCAAATATTCTTTCAATAGACTCATCAAAAGAAACAAAACTGGAAAAAGGTTCCAGTTCTAATTTAGTCCGATACAGTTCATTTACTACCCAATTTGGTATATCATGATATATAATCAAATGGGCTGACAACTCAGAAATTTGTATGTCGGTTAAACCAACAAATAAATTCTTTGTTAAACCTACCTTGTTAAACTTACGGAAATGACTATCCGTTGGAGCTAACAAGATCTTCTCGATCCGATCGATCGACGTATCAATACGGGTCACAATTCCCGTTTCGCTTTTATTTTCTTGCTCAAATTTATTCATTTTTCTCATTTTCTTAAAAACCATGTTGTTTTCACCCGGTTAAAGGATATCCTTGGGGCTGATTACCCTAGGAAATAAATGTTCAATGTTCATATGTCACATGAGGGTCATTACTCCTCACATATACAGTGACAGCCACGTGAAATGGAAACTTTTACGCCAAATGGCACCATCTGAGAGGTGTACAGGTTGAACCTTACTGTTTGATTTAGTGAACATAATCCAACTTCACATTGCAAAAGCAAAATGAAACATGTAACATACAAACATATAAACATATATAACATACAAAATATAACTGAGATTGCTAATCTCAG